CGGGTCTGGTTATACCAACGGAACCTATACCAACGTGGCCCTGTCTGGTGGTTCCGGCTACGGCGCTACTGCTACCCTGACCGTTTCTGGTGGTGCTGTGACGGCTGCTACCCTTGTCCGGGGTGGTCAATGGTACAAGGTTGGTGACACCCTGTCTTGTCAACTGATTGGCCCCGGTACCTTGTTTGCCCTTCCTGTGGCAACCATTACCCAAGGTTGATCATCATGGCCCCCAAAAAGAAAGGTCCGTCGATGCTGGAAAGTCAGCGTCGCAAGCTGATGATGCAAAAGATCGCCAAAGGCGGCGTTCAAAAGAGTGGTGTGAAGAAGCCAGCTCCTGCTGCTGGTCCCACAAAGGCTGATGCAAAATCTTGGCAAAAGATGAACCAACTCGGTTCTGCCAAATCCGCAAAGGCTGCTGAACCCAAGCCCCGGACTCCTGCTCCTGGTACTGGCAATGTCCTCAAGGCTGCCCAACAGTTTAGCAAAGACAAAGCAGCAAAAGATCGGCAAGTCAACCGTGGAGTGGCAGCATTCCGCGCCAAAATGAATCAATCAATGGTTGGCAAAGCTGCTGCTCTTGTCGGCGGTCTTCGTGGTGGAGCAGCGAAAGCCGTGGCTGAAACGGTTGCCCCTCGTCCTACCGCAAAGGGAACCCTCAAAGGTGGAGGAAGTGTTGGCCCCGCAATGCCTAAGCGTCTCATGGAACAGGGCTATGCTGCCCAAGAACGCAAGGCACGAACCAAGAACGAAGCCCGCAAAAAGGCTACTGGTTCCTCTTCCGCTACTCCTAACACGGCCAAGTCCTTTGACTCCGCGTTTAAGGATGCTCGTCGTGCCAAGGTTAGCACCTTTACCTGGCGTGGTAAGAAATATACCACCGAGATGAAATAATCATGCCCCTATCTAAAGGCAAATCTCAAAAGGCTGTGTCTAAAAACATCAGCAAGCTTTCCAAGGAAGGCTACCCAAATAAGCAAGCCATTGCTATTGCCCTTTCCAAAGCTGGGAAGAGCAAGAAGCGTAAATAGCCACCACAGGGGTCTAGGATCGTCTCCTTGGCCCCTCCACCCCACAATAGGTATCCTATGCCCAAACAGACCCCAGAGGCCCCTTCTAGGTCCATAGAGGAGCGTATCTCAACTTCATTCCCTGTTTTTCTTTCCCTTGTATGGAAGTCGCTAGACCTGCCTCCTCCAACAAGGGCCCAACTGGCAATGGCCCGCTACCTTCAACACGGAGGAAAACGCATCCAACTTCAATGCTTCCGTGGACTTGGCAAAAGCTGGGTTACTGCGGCATTTGTGTTGTGGAACTTGTTTTGCGACAGAGACAAGAAGATCATGGTTGTATCAGCCAGCAAACAACGTGCTGATGACTTTTCGATTTTTTGTCAGAAGGTAATTATTGATGTGGCGTGGCTTAACCATCTTGCCCCACAGGATGACGACCAACGTTGGAGTCGAGTCTCCTTTGATGTTGCCGGGGCACGTCCTGCTCAAAGTCCGTCCGTTAAAAGTGTTGGAGTGACTGGCCAGTTGACTGGCTCTCGCGCTGACATTTTGATTGCTGACGACATTGAAACCCCAACTAATTCAGCCACCGACATGATGAGGGAAAAACTCCTCCAACTTGTCACTGAGTTTGAATCAGTCCTAACACCCAAAAAGGACAGTCGCATCATCTTTCTCGGCACTCCTCAATCTTGCTTTACAATTTATAACTCGCTTAGGGAACGCGGTTATGTGCCAATGGTGTGGCCAGCTCGTTATCCAAAAGAACTAATTGGATATGAAGATATTCTTGCTAAGGAACTTCAATCTGATATTGCGGAACACGGACTTGAAAATCTAGCTTGGAAACCAACCGATACTCGCTTCTCGGAAATTAACCTTCTTGAACGGGAACAGAGCATGAGTCGGAGCAATTTTATGCTCCAGTTTATGCTTAATACGTCCCTGTCGGACGCCCTCAAGTTCCCCCTCAAGCTCAGCGACTTCTCAGTGATGCCTCTGGACCCCGGGAAGGGGCCTTCGGACGTGATTTGGGGGGCTGATAAGGAGACCCTCCTCGACATGCCCGCTGTGGCCCTTCCTGGCGACAGATGGCATCGACCCAAAAGTACACAGGAATACGTCCCATATAATCAAACGATTATCGCTGTTGATCCAAGTGGTCGTGGAAAGGACGAAACTGTTGCCGTAGTCCTGTCACAGATCAATGGGTTCATCTTTGTCAGGGACATGCTCGCCACGCAGGATGGCTATTCGGATACTACTCTTCGGGGCATCCTAACGCTTGCCCGTAAGTATGCGGCTTCTGTCTGTCTCATTGAGTCTAACTTTGGTGACGGGGCAATCATGGAACTCATGAAGAAACATGCCCAAGAAATGAAGGTTGGTATGATGTTTGAGGAGGTACGCGCTACCACCAGGAAGGAAGACCGCATCATTGATACACTAGAACCAGTGCTGAACCAGCATCGCCTTGTCATTGATCAAAAGCTCATTGACTGGGACTACCGCAGCAACCCCGAGATGGCCCCCGAGGAACGCCTTCCCCGTATGCTCATGTATCAACTTACCCGCATGTGTCGGGAAAAGGGTGCCGTCAAGCACGATGACCGGGTTGACGCCCTAGCCCTTGGCGTGAAGTACTTTCAGGATATTCTGGCCATTTCGGCAAAGGAACAAGAGATAAATCGGTCCCGTGAGCAATGGCAAAATATGGTTGAGGGGTTCCTTTCTGCCCCTACCTTGGCCACCGATCTACTTGTGGCGGGAAGCACCTTTGATGACCCCATTACACAGGAGGAAGGGGCCATCGTTTCGTGGATTTCTCACCGGTAAAACGCTACCCGTTTTTTCGCTGAAACCCCTTGCTACGACTACCCTGGAGAGAAGGTGCCTATTATTACCCAGGGAAGTGGTGCTCCTTGGGTGTGGAAACAGCGGAAATGGGGGGAAAAGAAGGGGGGTCTTCCTCTTTCTCTTCCCCTCTGTGGCTGTTTCCAGACTAACCGTATCCCGTCAACCAACTGTAAACCCAGAGGAACGGGTACGGGTATGGACGGACGGACCCCCTCCGGGGGGTTCGACACAAACAGAAAAGCTAGTGTTTACTAAGCGAGCGAAGCGAGCGTCCTACTAGCCCAACGGGAAAACGCGACCACTGTCAATAGAAACAAGAAAAAAGACAAAAGGAAGACAAATGTTTCTTATTTATATTACTGTTAATATTGGAAGCGAAGCGCCCGTATATTACTGTTAATATTACTATTAATGTTCCTTAATAACAATAATTAACATTAATAACATGTTTATTACTGTTTTTATTCTTGTTTATTGTTCCTTAAACAGGATGTATTACGATAGGTAGTAATGTATCACATCCGACCTATCGCGATACAGCTGTTATAGAAAGAAAAATAACAATAGTAACAATAACACCAATAGTACAGATAGTACTAGTACTACCGACACACACCACTGTTTACTCCTAACCATGGCACCCGACATCAAACAACCATTTGAACAACCGTATCCCTCAAACGTTCGTCTGATCTGGATTACCCCAGCAGCAGAACACACCATTGAGTATTGTGCTAGGGTCAGTAATCCAAAGGGGCAAAACAAGTTAGACACAACCGGAAAGTTGCTGCGCTACCTTGTTGCTAATAATCATTGGTCTCCCTTTGAGATGGCGAGTTGCTGCGTGGAAATTACTACCACTCGTGACATCAGCGCACAGATCCTTCGTCATAGGAGCTTTTCTTTTCAGGAGTTTTCCCAACGCTATGCTTCGACTGTTGATGGACTAGGTGGGCTGGAGATTCCGCATCTTCGCAGGCAAGACCTGAAGAACCGTCAAGCTTCCCACGATGACCTTACCAGGGAAGAGACACAGGCTTTTTACAGACGCATCTCTTCGTTGTTTGAAGATCTGGAACATCTCTACCAGGAAATGTTATCTTCGGGTGTCGCAAAGGAGTCAGCAAGAAAGATCCTTCCAATGAACAGTCCTACCCGGCTCTATATGTCGGGAACAATCCGCTCGTGGATCCACTACCTTTTGGTGAGGCGTGAGGAAGGGACGCAACTTGAACATCGTGTCATTGCTAACCAGATCTATCAAATTCTCAATAAAGAGATGCCTAACCTATGGGAAGTTATCGGGTAAGTGACAAGCTCCACTTAGTTGAGTTTCGTAAGTTCTATCTAGTAATGAGGAAGGGTTTGCCTGATTGGGCGGCCTTTCTTCTTCTTGGGTTCCTCGTGTGGGTTGAAGAAAAAACAATTAACAGACGAGTTATTAACACCATTGACGAAGCCCTTGAGGAATATGAACAGATTGATCCACCTACTCCTGTTGTGTCGCCTCCTGTTTATTCCGAATCGGGCAGTGACTTCTTTGACGAGATGCGTCTCACTGCCCCCTGGGTGGTCCAGGAAGACCCCTCCGACCCTCCGTAGGTGACATAGCACCTCCGGCCTTTCGGAGGGCCCCTCCTGAGGCTTACAGAGGCCACCATAAATTTCAACATAAATTTGTGAAGTCCATACGCATATACGGCGGCGCCAGAATCCCCCCATGGCCCCCCTACCTAGTACAAATCAACCATCCCCTGGCCCCATCGTGTCCAATTCGTGTCCAAACCGCTGCCCACGGGGCACAAACACTGTCCACCACTGGGTTGCGTCACTGTGCGATAGACAGATACGCAAGGATTTGGACAGGGCAAGTGGTACAAATGCACTATGTGCTACATATAACGCGGGCGCGTGTAGTACGCGTGTTCTTATTATCAAAAAATCTGTGCGATTCGCAATAACTCTTCCTTATTGAGAATGTTAAGAGATGTAGGTGATTCTCTGGTCTGGGGCCTGTCAGGCTATAGGTTGCTTGCAACGGGAAAGAACACCGGAACGACACCGGTTCACTCTCACCCGCTAGGTCAGCCGATCATCAGCATCAGCCAGCCGCACTTGTTACAGATCATGAACAACCTGCCATCCTGAGCCCTGATAGGCTGTAGGCTGAGCACCGAACCTAGACAACCCAATAACAGGCGCAACAGGCCAAGTAGGTCAATGCTGCCGCATCCAACGTTCCCGGTGAACCTTCAGGGACGGGTGTGGGTTAAAGCAACTGAAAGGGCGCGCCATTGCTGCATCAACCGCCCTAGCACGGCCAGCCGTGTCATGACAGGAATGTTATGTCTCCCACTTCGCTAGTGGGCTAGGGTATTGCCTGACACTGAGTTAGGCACACTTTATAACAACAATGTCCGTACATTCTGTCGGCGTTAATGTTGAGATCTTTCCTGATGAATTCTTACCCATCATGAAAGCTATTAAGTTTGCAATTTGTTCAGATGATTTCAAACAATTTGTTATCACTGATCAGGATCAACGTGATGCACTTGAATGTTTCCTTGACGCATTCAGTGATGTTGCATTGAATCACGCTGCTTAATTGTTAATTCAACCCAATCTAATTAACTATCATGGATGACCGCACATCGCAACAGATTCGTGATGACTTCGCCGAATTGTGGGAAGATCAAGTTATTGGCAAAGAGTATTTATTGCGGGCACTGTCTAACTATGTCAGCACTGATACCTTGGCTGAGTTTATGGATAACCTCGCAAATGAGAGGGTTTGAGTAATGAAAACCGCAACTTTCCGCATCACAACTAGTTACGGCAACATCCGTTGCTATCCTGTCAACGCTACTGCTAAGCTACTGTGTGACCTTTCTGGATTCAAAACATTATTGCCCAACACACTCACTATAATGGAGGATCTAGGCTTCACTTGCATTAATGAGATCAACGATTCCACGATCACCCACCAGATGCTGCATTAATCATGGATCAATTCAAGAATAATGATGAGTTCCTAGACTTTCTATTCTCAAAGGTTGCTCCTATTAAGGATTGTGTTGATCTTTGGGATGATGATAGTTGCTGTGATCATCTTGCCTTAGAATCTGCTTTTCAACTTTCTCTTTTCTGAATCACAATGACACGAGCCAACACTCGCCACATCTCCGGCATGTTACAGTTAGCCAGTCAAGTAGACATTCTTGATGGTATCCATTGGTATCAGCGAGCGTATGATCTTGCTGTTAAGTTCATCCACGCTTACGAGGGCCTCACAATGGGCCAAGCCGTAGGCGTGATTAGTGCCCTGAGCCCGAACAATAAGTGGGAACGTAATTGTATTGATGCTGAGGCTATGATTAAAACATGGCACATAGGTGGAGATTACAATGCGATTAAGGTTTGTACATTCAACAACAACAAAAGAAAGGCTATCGACATTCTAAGTTTGGATATGGAATCAGTAGACGCTGAGGCTATTCCTAACATCCTGAGTGGTCAGAAAGTTGTTGCATTCTATCGGTCAATCATGGGAGATAAGAATGCCGTTTGTGTTGATGGCCATGCCTACGCTATCTTTATTGGGGAACGAATCGCCACAAGCCGCACACCTAGTATCACACCTAAGTTGTTTGAAACCATTCAACGTGCCTATCAACTTGTATCTAAGAGATCAGTAGAGCTGTGCGGAGTAGAGTTATCTCCTACTCAGGTTCAGGCTGTTACTTGGGTAACCTATCGGAGACTGATTAAAGGATGACTTACCTTAACTGTTACGAACAAGATGAACTAGAAGAATGGCTAGACAAAGTAGAGGATTTAGCCTATGCTGAGGATGATGATGATGATTATGATCTCAAAGCAACTTACTATCCTGAGGAACTCAACTAATGGAAACTATCAACCTACGATTCACACTTGACGCTGAATGTCCTATTGAAGAATATTTAGAGGATGGTCTATGTACTGAGTACTTTCCTTTAGATGATCAGACATATCAAATCATTGTCAAGGATGTAGATGAGACGTTGATTGAATCAATGAATCCTGATGATCTTGCTGAGTTCTTTGGTATTGAGTCTGAGTTTGTTATTGCCGTGGAGGTGATACAATGAGTCACCTCAAAGGCATTCTATTGTTCCTACTCCCTCTCACAATTACTTATGCTATCGTCTCCGATCTTGGGAAGCCCCAACATAATTATCGTGCCCCTGATTCTATTGGTGTGTCTGATCAAGGTTTACAGAAACCTAATGTTAACTAAGTAATGGCAAGTTCCTTAAAGCAACAGGTAAGGGCTGCCATCAAACGTGGTGATACAGAACTAGCTCTTGAGTTATTGAGGGGACTAGAGAATCCAAAGCCACCAAAGCCGAAAAAACCTTCTAAGATGGATCAGCCTTATTATTTCCCATTTGTTTATTACAACTGATGTCATCATCCACACGCGATCCTGATTGGGATTCCTACCCACCTGAATTAAAAAGAGTTATTGACACCATCAAAAACTATGGTAGTGACGCTTTAGATGAGATGCAACGTATGTTAGTTGTACAAATCTTTAGGGTTGCTGCGATGACGGATGAAAAGAGGATCATTCACATCCGTAATAAGATTCAGGAGGCACACCTAGAGTATTGTTTTCGGTTACCAGCATTGAGGCGAAGTAAATGATTATTCCTTGGTCCTATTGGTTTAATGATGGGGCTTCTGGCTGTGTTATGGCGGGAAATAAAACAACTGCCATCATGACCATCTTGGAACTTAACCCATCAGAATCAGTCAACAATCTTTCCCTTCATAGAGCACCTGAATGGACTTTGAATCCGCCTTACGAATCACAAGCCGCCAACATTTGCCCCATCCAGAGGAGTTAGCTACTCACCTGAGTGAGGTATTAACGTGGAGGCAACTTAGAAAACTAGCTAAGCGCAACCATATAAAGCAATACAGTTACCTAAATAAAAAGGGGTTAGCTACTGTTCTTGCNNATCAAGCCTTTAATAAGGCATCACGTTACCCACAGATTTATGGCCTACAAACAATATCGGGAAACTAAGTACGAAACCCAACTCTATGGGTTGTTGCATTGTTCTTTGGATAGGTTAATTGATCTTGGGTCTAGGTTAGAGGCACATGGAGATGTGTTAGCTACCCATGAAAAGGACATAGAAACAGGAGAGATCACTGAACTTCCTGATGTCCACCCTGAGGAGTTACTCATGGCACAATTAGGGGTTGATGGTGCTGAGGAGGAGATTGAAGCAACACAAGAATTAGTTAAGATTGTGTCAAGGATAATGATTATTCGTAATGCTAGGGACATTATTCAATCATCGCAAGCATCCTGATTTATGGCAACAACTGAGCAACTCGCCCGCCAATTACAGCGAGAACTTGATGCCCGCAGTGAGGCAATCAAACGCCTAAGGGAACGGACACGAATGGCAGAGGAGAGGCAGTATGCTAGCTCCACTGTTTATGGGTCAGCCTTTATCAACAAGGGGCTTGAGCTTATTACTAATGAGATCAGTGATAAGTTACATCGAGTGAGCCAAGGTTGGGTTCAGGAGAAGGCTCAGGCCGTATTACCAATCAAGGATTGCGATCCTGCTGTATTGGCATTGATCACAGCAAAGGGTGTGATTGATATTCTTGGGGTGAGAAGAATTGAACGCCTCACCTATCAAGCAGCCACCACCCACATAGGCACACTTGTCTATCATCAGATTATGTTGGATCAGTTTTGCAACAAGCATCCTGATCTATTTAATAAGACACGGCTTCATATCCACGATCACAAAGGGTATTCCTACAAGGTTCAGCGTTATCGGGCGGTGATGAGGAGGAATGAAGTTGAGCCATTGCGGTGGCCAGCAAGCGTCAGGCACCTCGTCGGTGGGTGGTTGTTGAATCGTCTTGCTGAGTCTACCGGGTGGGTGGCCACCAGAATGACCGCCAAGGGGCCTAATGACCGGGTGACCTACCTGACCTACCAACCTGAGTTCATAGAGGCCAGGGAGGCGCTCCTAGCGCAGGCTGAGGCTTTTGCGGGGTGTATGTGGCCCATGCTGTGCGAACCCAACGATTGGACGAAGGACTTCAAAGGGGGTTATCTCACGAACGACCTGAGGAAGCTGACAAGGCTGATCAGGACTAGGATTCCAAGAAGGTGCCTATTATTACAGGACAGCAAGGCTCTCGTCATGCTGAACCTGCTCCAGAAGGTGCCCTACCGGATCAACCATAGGGTTCTTGAGCTGGCCAACTTCTGTATGGAACACCGCATCACTGTGGGTAAGTTTCGAGCGGAGGAACCAACACCTCCACCGCCAAAGCCAGAGCCATGGGAGACTGCCTCGGAAGAGGATAAGCTTTCCTATCGGAGAATGAGAACTGAGATTGAAGATCAGAACTCAGCCCTGGCGCAGAAGAATTACAGGACAACTGAAGCCCTGTATGTAGCCAACAAATACAAGAAAGATACCTTCTGGATTCCTTGGTCGTTTGACTTCCGAGGAAGGGTATATCCAATTCCCACAAGCCTCAGTCCTCAAGGAACAGACTTCGACAAGAGTCTTATTTACTTTATGGAAGAGGGACCAGTTAATGAGTGGTGGTTAGCCTTTCAGGTTGCTACTACTTATGGACTGGACAAGGCTCCTATGAATGAAAGAATAACATGGGCCAATAATAACCATGAATTCTTGAGTCGAATTGCTGATGATCCTGAGGGAACAATCTCTGAGTGGTCAACAGTGGAGGAACCTTGGTGTTTTATTGCTGCTGTGTTGGAGTATGATCAATGTGTCATCAAGGGAACTAAGAAGACTTCTGGTCTTCCTGTGTCTGTTGATGCTACTTGTTCTGGTCTACAACATTTGTCAGCATTGGCATTGGATCGGACTGCTGCTGAGATGGTTAATGTTGTTCCCACTGACAAACCTTCTGACGGGTATAAGATTGTCGCGGAGAAGGCTAAGGAGATTCTTCCTAAGCATCTTCACAATCACATCACCAGAAAAGTAACCAAACGCACTGTGATGACAACGCCTTACGGGGTGACGGAAAACAGTGCTAGGGATTACATTCGTCAGGAACTCAAGGGCATTGAACTTGAGAGGGGTGAGTTACAAAAGATAGTTAAGGCTATCTACCGTTATGGTGTGAGGAAAGTATTTGATGGTCCTTGTCGATCAATGGAGTTTATCCAGAAGGTTGCTGGAGAACGCATCAAATCAGGAGCAACAACACTTGAGTGGGTCACTCCGTCTGGATTCCCAGTTGTTCAGGAGTATCGACGCAACGAAGCAGAAACTATTAACACCAAACTGCTTGGTCAACGAGTTCGATGTGAACTTCTGAAGGATTGGGAAGAAAGAACAATTGATCTACAAAAGGCAAAGACAGCAGCCAGCCCAAATCTTATTCACAGCCTGGATGCAGCCCTGCTTCATCTTGTATTTGCGGAATGGTGTGCCCCATTTACAGTGATACATGACTGTGTGCTTGGTCGTTCCTGCGACATGGACGACATGGGCAGTGCGATCAGGGACAAGTTCATCGAGATCTACTCACAGCCGATTCTTAAGGATTGGTCCACACAGTTGGGGGTTGACTTTGATGAGAGTGTCATGTTGAATACCCTTGACATCAATGATGTCCAACAATCCGCTTACTTCTTTTGCTGATGGATTATTCGATTCCCGACATCGCTGAAAGGCTTGGCATTCACACGTCTGTAGTGGAAAACTACGAAGAAGAATGGCTAGCAGAACAGGAGAGTGAGGAAGAGGATTTCATTACGGAATCTTTTACCGACTTCCTTTGTCGCACCTTTGCTGAATGTTACTTCCTTTTGGAAGCTATTTTTGGTAGTGAGGCAATGGTTTGTCTTGAAGCCTACGATGAAGCCTATGGCAACATCGAGGGGGTTCTTTCTGATGACTGACACCGATTCCATGTTGATGGATTTCATTATTCCATCTGATGCTTATGCCCTTGAGTTGGCTGAGCAATTCAACATTGAGTATGGATTACGTTGGGTGCCTGAGTACGTCCAGTATTTGGCTACCAAGTGTGATCTACTCTTGGATGACAATCTAATTGATCATCTTTCTCTATTCGCTACCCACGAACAAATCACCAACAATGTCTGACACCCGCTTTATTATCACCACAAGCCTCGAAGGCTACATCAACGCACTGGTTCCTTCTGGTAAGTTCAA